CTGTTTACAATATATTCTTGTACACCTAATCTACCATTTAAAAGAGAATATTTGATATAAGCATATATATATTCTTCAAACAATTTATTAACGCTTATATCTCCGTCTTCACCTTTTTCCATACCATCTGACACATACTCTAAAACAACTGATGCACCCCCTCCTATAGAGCTAAAATTAATAACTCCTCTTTGTTTATCTATACTAAACGTAGCGTTTGCGTTTGCTGTCTCAGTGTTTAATCCAAACCTGCCTCCAACTGCAAAGTCAAAATACCAACACCCATTTACATTCCATCCTGATTGATTATTATAAGGACTGCTACTGTTTAGGTAAATACTTTGAGCACCACTAGTAAAAGATTGATCTAATTGAGAAAACTCAGGCTTTAAAACATTGCCATTTTGATCGTATAAAAGTTTAGAATTGTTGTCTTGTAAATAAGTTGATGCCCAACCTATCTGTATGTTTTCTGTTAGCGGATATAAAACTCCATTTATATATTGAGATATTCTAACCCAATTTACATAATCAGACGGTAATATAAATCTTAAAGTTTCGTCTAAATCTAATTGTAATACCTTAACTTCTTTCATCGCATCATAATTCAATTCTTGAATCCCTCTTTTAGCGTGAAATAAAACTTGGTATCTATTAAGATTATTAATCAATTCATGATTCCCTTGATACATCAACATAAAATTATTGACAACATCATTTAACGAAACGTATTGGTATGAGCCCCAGTTCTTGGTTTCAGGTGTTACTCCTGAATTTGCGTAATATGCATAGTCATTTATATAAGCCATATCTTACGTTTGTATTTGGTTATTTTGTACTTCTTCTTGTTTACCAAACTGATAAACATCTGATTCTCTAATCTCAATCCCTACATATTGACAGATTTTAGCTACTATGCCAGGCTCATCAGACAAAGGTAATTCAAAGTCTTGATAATCTGCTTGATTTGAATCAAACAAAGGTTCACCAGAATTTAAAGTTTGGTATGTCCATTTTGGCGATAATGGGTATCTAATGTATTCAGCAGTTACACTTCCGTTGTTTGTAATTGTAGATGGGTAAACTGTAATGGTATTACCTAACTGTCCGGTATTTGCATCACCTATAACAGACGATGTCGCTCCACCTAATACATAGGCTGGAAAGCCTGTTGAGGGCGCTGTAAGCGGTGAATTATTTAGATAAAATATTTTGTTTTGATTTACTCTTTCAACCTCAACAATACCTGTTGTATTAAATACACCATAAGTATTACCAATAGTTGCAGCTACACCAAATGGTGAGTATGATAATGTTAGTTGTGTTTCACTATCTACACTTATAACAAAACCACTAAAACCTGAGTAGCTAGATAGAGCTGAAGTGTTTACCACTTGTTGCCCAACCTTAACACCGCTTGTTACGAACGTAGCGTTCGTATCAGTTAATGTGTTTAAGCCTGCTGCTGTAGTTATTCCTGATGTTATTTGTGTTGGATAATAGTTAATCTTATTAACTAGATAATAATCACTAGGTAAATTAAATAGATTAGCTCCTTGTTGTGCTAAACTTCTAGTAACTGAAAAACTATCAATTACCTCTACCAATCCTTTTACAATATCAGCATATTCCGTTCCTGAAAGTCTTTGGTTTTCTTTATTAGTCCACGCATTGTATTGATAAAAATAATCTTCAAACAAATCCATTTGAGCTTGTTGCGCATAAAGATTAAAATCTTGAGGAGAAATATATCCGTAATTATTTTTATTAGCAATAGCTAAAACAGTATTTCTAACCGAGTTAATCATGTTAAATTCTTTTTACAAATATAGGCAAAAAAAAAGAGGTCACTTTTTTTGTAACCTCTTCTTTATTTGATAAGAAAATAAAACTTATGCTTGATCAGCAGCAGCTTTAACTCCCATTTCTATTGCTGTAATAGTTACAGGAACGTACGCACTAGCAGCAGATGGTGGATAACCACTTCCTGAAGGCGAATAAACTGGCTGTTGCCAAGATAATTGTAAAGCTATTTCAATAGAATCATTCAAGAAATCTTTGAATGTAGATGAATTAGCAACAATTGCATCGTGAGTAATTTTAATCGTTTGCACAACGTTAGTTTGAGCTGAAACTGTAGCTGAACCATCAGCTGCAATAGCGTAACCTGCTTGTGCGCCAGAAATTACATCGTAAAAAATATTAATTACAGTGTCACTTTCTTGCTTAATGTCTCTAATTCCGTTTACAGGAATTAAAATGTTGCCTTTGTTTTGTCCGGCACCAGACTTAAATAATTTGATAAACTTTTCCATAGGTAATAATGTTAATGGGTTAATAAAGCACAAAGATACCAAAAAAAAACCACCTTTTTTAGAGGTGGTTTTCAATTTACCATCCGAAGAAGGCAAGTAGCTTTAGATTTACAACAAGCGGAAACTTGTTGCAGACGTAGACATTTGAGTGACTTAATTGTAAATATAAAAAATACTTATCTTTTAAACAATTAATCTTTCTTTAATTTTTTTTTAAGAAACTTGTATGCATCTAAGCCATCATTACTCTGTAAATATGCAGCAACTGCACTATACGGATCTTCATTAAAAGGTACTGACAACATTTTCTTTTTATTACTAGGTAAACTATAGTAAATATCTCTTTGGTTATTTCTAAATGCTATAAAGCCTTGATCAAAAAATTCTCTAATATCGTTTTGTAACTCCAACATAGGATCATTAACAACTTCCATTAAATCTTCTGGATTGTTTTGTGCGTAAACTAATATATCTCTTTTTAATTCAGGGATAGTCATGTTGTTGGCGTAATTACCCATTAAGATTCTACTAACAGATATTAATTTTTCTGTAGATAGATTTTTAGCTAATATTTGAGCATCTAATACTCTTTCAACTGATTCTAATTCTTTAGTTGCATCTTTAGCTTTATCAACTTCTGTAAATATCATTCCATTACCTGGATGATGATGTAAAAACTTTTGAAGCACTTGATTGTCTCTTGGAACTACTAACATTCCATCTTCAAATACAATAGGCTCTAATATAGCATTACCATCTTGCTCGTCTTCAAATGGAGTTTTCTGGTTTCTTGCATATCTTAAAGGTCTATTGATACCTTGCTCTTCGTCAAAGTATAATAAAGGAGATCTAATCGAATGTCTTGAGGATAACATATAAGCGAGAGGTCTTTCTTCTCTCATTAATTTATATGCTTTTGTAACTAGGGTAGCGTTTTTTTTCATAATAATATAATTTAATTTGATTTAATAATAATAAATATTACCCCCGTCTTTAAAACGAGGGTAAAATTTATGTAACAATTTAGTCTTGGAATAAGAAGAAGTTGTTTGCACCTAAAGTACATACAGCTCTTTCAGACAGGAAGTTTACTTCCATTGCATCCAAGTCAGAAGTTCTTGCTCCACCGGCAGAACCAGTAATCCAAGTTTTGTATCTTCTGTCTTCAGTTTCTGAAGCTCTATATCTAACATGTAAGAAAGGTCTCTTAGCATTCTTACCTAAGATTTGATCGTATACAGTAGTTGAACCAGCTGGTACTAATAGACCATTGATTGCTCCACCAACAACGTCACCTCTCATAGTAGGATCGTTAAGGTATTTCCAGTCAGACTTGTAAAAATCATAACCTCTTCTAAATCCTGTAAATCCAAGATTTAAAGCCATGTCTTTATCATTGTCAAAAAGACCATAAGATGTACCACCCGCTCCGTAAGAGTTTTGAGCAGCAAGCATATCGTCAATATCAAAAGAGAATTCTCTGTTTACGAAAATTACATTTTCTTCAATTGATCCTTGCTTGTCTAATCTTTGGATGATGCTATCGAACTGTCCAAGAACTTGTGGGTTACCACCGCCCCAAACATTTCCTCTGTTTTGTACTACAAAGAATACACCGTCAGAACCATTTAAATTTGCTCCAGATCCTCCGGCTGCTGTTCCTTGTAAAAAGTCTCCAGCTCCAGATCCAGCTGCTGCTGGTACTGCTTCTAGCATAGCCGTTTCTAAATAGTCTTCAAATCTTAATCTTGTGTCATGCTCAGACTTTAAATACCAAAGGTATCCGCTTACGCCGTCTTCACCTGTTACTTCAATCCATCCAATCTGAGCCATGTCAGAACCAGAAACAGAATATTTGTCTTTGATTATAATCGGCTTGTTGTCAAAAATTAAGTCATCAGATTCGTTAGACCCTTGCATTCCAAGAGTTCCTTTATTGAATTCTGATCCATATATAAATATATCACATAATGCACCTGCTATCATTGCTTGACCGCCTGCTTCATAATAAGCGATTGTTATATCGCCAGGATTAGCTGATGTTGGAGCTACTGTTACAATCCCTTTATTAGATAAAGAAGATCCTGGAGTGTTATCGCTAATCATTACCGTTTGTCCAACTCTTAAAGCTGCAAGGTTTTGACCATTTGCGTTTAATTGTGGGTTGAAGTTAGTAGGGCTGTTAGGTGCTACACCTGGAGCCGCTCCGACACCTGGAATAGTCCAAACACCTGTACGGGCTCCTGCTGCACCTGCTGATGCTACGTTTTGATATTTTACATGTAATCTCCCTTGTTCTGCCCATTTAATAAGGTCAGAATTGGAAGGCATTTCAGCACCAACCATTCTAAGGAATGATGCAATTGTTCTATTACCATATCTTTCAAATTCTTTTTCATAAGTATCTGGTAGATACTGATTCAAGAAATCAAAGTTAGTAATGTAGTTTGTACTTACAGGCACTTGTTGTGCACTTGGTTGTAAGTCAAAACCTGGGGTTAAATTTACTGCCATTGTTTTTTAATTTTTTTTAATGTTTAACTTTTTTTAATACTTCTAATTCTGAGTCCTCTTCCACTATCAGTATTCCCTACTGGCCTTATTTTCATTCCGTCTTTAGAAACGGATTGAGGAGCCTGTCTCATGTCCATATTTATGTTTTTAGATTTTCTAGAAACATTATCTACAGCGTTTGAAACACCTTGATCGTAAAAAAATTGAGCAAACTTGTCAGGATTCATTGCAACGGATAAAGCTTTGTGATAGCCTTTTGCGTCAGCAATTAAACCTTTATCATCCATATACTTATTGATAAAATTAGTAACGTCCTTTTGAACGTTTTTAAGCTCATCAGCTGTACCTGGTTTAAAAGTAAGATTATTTTCTCCAACCTTGAAATCAAAACCTTTGAAATCGTTGTTAAAAACCTCGTTGGTTTTATTTAAGAAATAATCATACCTTTTAGTGGTTTGCTCTTTGATAGATTTAGATTCATCAATGTAACTTTTATAAGCATTTAAATTTTCTTGTTGATCAGCAGACAACCCATCCCCACTTGACTCAAGAGGAACTTTATATTTATCTTTTTGTTCATTCAAAAACTTTTTAGCTTTCGCAAGTTCTCGTTTTTTCGCTAACTTGATTTTCTTAATATCTTTTGGATCATCAATTTCTTCATCGAAATCAAACTTATCTTCAATAATATCTTGAATATCTATTTCGTCCAACCCTTCTTCAGTTGAAGCGTAATAGTTAGCTAGTACAGAATTTTCATCCATATCAGTATAATCCTTTTGTAAT